GGCCAGAGGTGCGGCAATCAACGCGGGGCGGTTGGTATGCCTAACGACGTTCTCGGCGAAGCATAGGCCGATGGGACCCTTTCCCATGCCGCAGTCCAGAAGCGCGGCAGAGCGGCCTTTGACGAGACACCATTCCAACGCGGACTGCTGGAAGTCGAAGAGAAACCCCGGCATCCATAGAGGGGTGAAGCCGCATCGGGTGATGTCTTGCGCCTTGCGGGCGAGAAAGGCTTGGTAATCTTCAGGCGCGGCCATTCTCGCCTTCTCTGCTGTTCAGGCCGGCTACCGCCAGCGCTACCCACACCGCGCTTACTTGCACCTGCTTTTCCTTGGCTTCGCGCTTCACCTTCTTTATGAGGCTCAGGGGGACACGGTTTATCGTGACCGATTTGGTTTTCTCCATGCGTCCATAATACACGTTATCTTAAAGGAGTACAATAAATTTAAATATTTTCTTGCAATCGATATCCGCCAGCGCTACCATCTGTACATGGCAACCAGCAATCAATACCAACTGGCCGCAAGAATGCGGAAAGCTTCCAAGCTCGCATCCCACCTGCGCGCCTACAACATTCTTGCTTGCGACGTGCCGAGGATTTCGACAAAGCAGTGGGCGCAGTTGGCTTCGGTGGTCGGCGTCAATGCCCCATCTACTGAAACTATCGCCTTGGTGGACGAGTTGCTGCGTGACATGGAAGCGGCCAAGCGCCAAGCTGAACGCGAGCAAGGCGATGCGGTTGTCGATTTGGGCGGACTATAAGGAGAGACGATGACGATTTCAGCAGACGTTCACGCCTATCAGAATCCGAGCGTTGAGATTACGTGCAGACCCAGCGGCGCAAGCAGCGACATCTACTGGCTCAAAATCGGCCCGAACGCAACCATTTACCTCACGCCCAATCAGGCACTCAAGCTGCGCGACGTGCTCGTCAACAACCCGGATCTTTGCGCGTATGAGGCCGAATGCGAGAAGGAAGAGAATCCCGAGCCCGCAGGCGTGCGGCGTGGCGATGCGGAGGAGGCGTTCTGATGGCGACAATCACTTACAATCTCGACCAGGATGATTTGCGGGAAGCGCTCACGGAATACATGAAGCAGCGTGTCCCCGGGCAGACCGTCAAGTACGTGACCTTCCACCACACCGAAGATGACCGGGCGCCGGGGGTTTTCTACTATTCAGCGTCGGTGGAGTTCGTCAATCAGAAAGACTGTTAACCTTCGACATACCACCAAAGCACGTATAGAATTCGCAAGGCGCAGGAGGCAGAATAACACCATGAACACACCAACCAACCGCATGCAAGGCGCGCTGCCCGAGGACGCTACCGGACAGCCGTATGACTTCGGAGCGTACATGGACGAGGCTGTCGAATCGCTGCAAGAGGCCGACCGGCTGCACATGCACCGGCATCATTCGGTGCTGACGGATAAGGAGCGGCGAGAGCGGATTGAGCACTCGCTGTCTGAAGCGGAACGTATGATCGAGGCGGCGAGGAAGGTGATGCTGTGATGGAACACGCGGACCAATCCGAGAATCCGAAACTGCAGGAGATTGCGCTGCGGGCGTGCCTGATGGTGGCTGAGCTGGAGGACGAGCTAATCGCCCATCCCGCAGCCTGCGTGGTTGACCACGAAACGGCGGCGAACATCTACTTTCTGGCGCAAGTGCCGGAGATGACGGCGACTGAGGCGGGGCTGTACATGCAGAGTATCGAAGGGTGGAGGGTGGACTGATGAGGTTCAAGCTGAAGTGCACGGCCTGCTCCGCTACTTGCTGGGTGGATGGCGACGTGGAGTACGACACCAACGCCGTCAACCTTGACGACAAGCACGTCTACGAATGGGAGCCGGACGAGCATGACCCGGCATGCTCTCAGTCTTCTGGCTCTGGATTGTGTACATGCAACTACGAGGCTGTCGCGCGATGCGAGCACCCAGATTTTGAGATTGCAGACGAGGAATTCCGTGACAACGAGCCGGAATTCAGCGATATTGACGACGGCTATTACGCCTCGACGGAGGACCTCTAGAATGTTGCGATTACCGAGAACGATTTTGACGCCGGAAGAGGGAGCGCTTTACGCCCTACTCGGCAAGCGGTTCCGGCGTCGCCGGCGAATCGGGCGCGTGCTGATGTCGCTCGCGTGGCTGCCTGCGGTTGCGGTGCTACTCGTAGTGCTCATGGAGGCGCGATGACACGGAGCGTCTCTCTGGAAATGGAAGATTGGGGCGATGTCTGCGCCTGCATGGACACGGTAGTGCGGATGTTCAAGCACGAATTGCCCGAGGACGTGGACCGATTGCGGGCGGTTCGGCGGCGGCTAACTCAGCAGGTCGGGGTGAACGAGAGCGGAACAGAGGAGAGCAGGTAATGCCGGTCATTATTCCAGCAGACGAACTGCGCGTGCATGCGTCGCGGCTGCTCGGCGAACTCAAGGCGGAGAGGGACATCGCACGCCGCCGGCTGGCCCGCGCGTGCCTTCAGCGGGATTTGTGCCTGTGGGTGATTGCGGTGCTGTTGATAGCGATCGTGATGATGAGGTGGGTTGGGTGAGTTTCACGATCTATTTCGACCTTGAGACAAATGGACTGGAAGCGCACCATGTGCCGATTCAACTGGCGGCAATTGCCATTGATGACGCGACGGGCGCGGAGCTGTCGTCATTCGAGCGCAAGCTGAAATTCAACGCTCGTGAGTCGTCGCTTGAGGCGCTTCAGGTCAACCACTACGACCCGGCAGTGTGGGCACGAGAGGCGAAGGAACCCGCTACGGTCGTGGTGGAGTTCTCTGAATGGGCGAAGCCTTACGCCTGCATCGAAATGACCAGCAAGGCGAAAGGCACCAAGTACAAGGTGGGGAAGCTGGCGGGTCACAATGTGGTGGCCTTCGACTTGGTGCGGCTGCGGGGGCTGTACGGTACGCGGTTCTTTCCGTTCAGCTATCACACCAAAGACACGCTCCAGCGCGCGGTCTGGTTCTTTGATGAGCACCCGGAAGTCAAGAGGCCGGAAAGCCTGAAGCTGGCCGTACTGTGCGAGTCCTTTGGGCTTCCCGTGAATGGGGCGCATGATGCCTTGGCGGATGTTCGCATGTCGGCGGCTCTCGCGCGGGCGATTGCGAAAGCAGAAAGGAATGGACGATGACGGTAGACGAGAAGTTCAATCGAAAGAAGTCGGCAAGGATCAGCGAGGCATCTTTCTTCATGTCTCGTAATGAGACGCCGGGGGCGGAGGAGCCGATAGAAGTAACCTTGCTGGACGGCGAAAACCCAGACCATCCGCGTTACTTGAGGATTTCTCTGTCGTATGAGGAGGCCGACAAGCTCGCCGCGCGCATATTAAAGACGGCCAAGGTTGTTTCTTGGTCAAGTCGTGGGTGCGTCGAACACTGGGAGAACCAACGATGAGCGAACTTACGATTCACCAACCCAACGAGGTTGCGACCCAACGCGAGCCGACGATGCTCGAAATCATCCGCGAGGTGGCGTCCAGTCCGACTGCGGACTTGAGCAAGCTGGAAAAGCTGCTGGAGCTTCAGGAGCGAGTCGAGGCGCGGCAGGCGAAGACGGCGTACCAGCAGGCCATGAAGGCCGCCCAGGAGGAAATGGAGCCAGTGCGGCGGGACGGCCAGAACGACAGCAACCGCAGCCGCTACGCGCGGCTGGAGACCATCGACCGGGCAATCCGTCCGATATACACCAAGCACGGCTTCTGCCTTTCGTTTGGGTCAGAGGAGCCGCGGAAGGCCGGTGCCGTGCGCGTGACGTGCAAGTGCCTGCATATCGGTGGCCACGCTGAGCCGTTCGAGCTCGAAGCCGACTTGGACATGACCGGCCCTGGCGGGAAGGCCAATAAGACGGGGGTGCAGGGTCTGGGGTCAAGCGTTTCGTATTTGCGGCGCTATCTCACATTGATGATTTTCAATATCCAGTTGACCAATGAGGACAACGACGGCCAGCGCGAGCGCGGATACATCACCCCAGGGCAGGTTGACCAGATCCACGACATCTGCTGTGAATGCGGAATGGATAAAGACCCAGCGGCAATGTCGAAATTCTTGGGGCTGATGGGAGTGAAGACGCTATCCGAGATTCCGGCACCTTCGTTTCGTGTCGCGATGAATTTGCTGGAAGGGAAGCGGAGGCAGTCATCTCGATGATTCATTATCCAGTGGAGCCGCGGTGCGCCGCGTGGGAGTACCTACGGCTAGGGCGTCCAACGTCTTCGGATTTCGACAAAATCATCACAGCAAAAGGAGATCGCTCTAAGCAGGCCGAGGCCTACTCGCACCGCTTGATTGCAGAGCGGATGCTCGGGCATCCCCTCGGGCTGAACGAGCCATCGTACCAAGGGCCATGGATGATACGGGGGCAGGAGATCGAGGACCAGGCGATTGACGCCTACGAATTTCAGACGGGCATGGAGACCTCTCTCGGCGGTTTCATCACGGACGATGCGGGCCGGTGGGGATGCTCGCCTGACCGGCTGGTGGGAGAAGAAGGAATCCTTGAGATGAAGGCGCCTTCCGCCGCCGTGCAGATTTCCTATCTTGATGACCCGAAGAGCCTGGAGAAGGGGTTCTATGTGCAGAACCAAGGGCAGTTGCTGACGAGCGGTCGCAAGTGGGTAGACCTCGTTTCATACCACCCTGAGTTGCCGACCCTGATTCGTCACGTAAAGCCGGATCAACTGTATCAGGCCAAGCTGGAAAATGCGCTGGTGGAGTTCTGCCGACAGTTGGACATGATGCAGGAAAACATGGAGCGGATGTACGGCGCTTTCAAGCCCATCGTCATCCCGAGCGATAGTCCCGCTCAATCGGTCGATGACGTTCCAGATTGGCTCGGAGCGTCCGATGACGATGTCGAGCGGATGCTGGACGTGAGGGAGCCCGCATGATGATTCCAGAGTGGGCCATCTATGTGCTTTCGGTGGTAGCGGTCCTCAACGCGCTTTGGTCTTTCAGGAATGGCGCGCGGCTTGGCTGGTATCGCGGCTACTTTGACCAGAAACAGATTAATGCTGGGCGCGACCCGAGGGAGGTAATGCGGCGTGAACTCGGCGCTGGCTGGTGGTGGTTCCGATGATTCCCCGCACCCTTCGCGGATGGCTGGAGCAGTTGGCGGTTGCGGTGGGGATGGTGGTGTTTGTTGTGGCCTTGGTTTATTGGCTGAAAGTTTGATTTAGGAGAGCAAGTGCAGAATCCAACGGAATATTTACGATACGAGTTTACCGACACAGAAATCGCCGATGCGGCCCGCGACCTTGCGACCGCGAATCGGAAACGGACTTCCCTTGAGCAGCGCAAGAAGGAGGTCGATAGCGCCATCAAGGCTGAGATTGAGGCGGAAAACTCCATCATCGCGAGGCTTTCGCAACTCATCGGGACTGGCTACGAATACCGCGACATCGAAGTCCGCATCGAACTCGACACGCCTGAGGCCGGGAAGAAGCGGATTGTCAGGCTCGACACCGGCGAAGAGGTCGCGGTCAAGTTCATGACCGAAAGCGAAAAGCAAATGTGCCTCGACCTGCAGACGAAGGCGGAAGCCGAAGAGGAAGCCGCACGCGAGGCCGCCATCAAAGCGGAGCAGGAGAAGGCTATCGTCACCCCTCCGCCCGTCCTCAAGGCTCTCGGCGAGGATCCCGATTCCCCCACTGCCACATTGTCGATACTCCAGCCGGACGGGACGTACAGGCCAATTGCGGAGGTCACGGACATCGAAGGCCCATCCGAAGGCGCTCCGCTCGCCAGCGCTTCGGCCATGGGCACCGGAACGCACCAGAAGAAAGGCAAGCGCGGCAAAGAGGCGGCGGCGGGAGAGAGTCAATGAAAGCGAACAAGCGAGTTCGGGATTTGAATCGGCGTAGCTATCGAAGGCTGTATGCAGTCGGTCGGGATGGGGTGCCGCGCGGTACCACCACATACCCCACACTCAAGAATAAAGTGCAGTCCGAAACCGCAAGGAGCATTCGATGAGCAGACAACGGCAGGACCCGGTAGAGCGCGCCTCCGCTGCGTGGGTGACGCTGACGACCGACGATCAGCAGCGATTCGAGGATAGGCGCGCGGGATACATGGCGGCGATGGGGCAGACGGATGCGCCGAAGCCGCGGGCGAGGAGCCGCAAGCGGAAGGTGGCGACGGAGGCGGAGGGGCAATGAGGCTTCTGGCGATTGACCCAGGCACGACGGAGAGTGCTTGGGTCGTGTGGGATGGGGTGCGCGTGGTGGCTCACGCGAAGGAATCGAACGATACACTGATGCTTCGCATTCTCGGCCACGATATCGCCGATCAATGGGTGGCTGCTTGCGTTATTGAGATGGTTGCCAGCTTCGGTATGCCAGTCGGGGCGGAAGTGTTCGAAACGGTCTACTGGATCGGAAGGTTTGCTCAGGCGATTGGTCCCCATTGTGTTACCCGCATCACCCGCAACGAAATCAAAAACCACCTGTGTCACAGCAGCCGAGCGAAGGACGCGAATATCCGGCAGGCTATCATCGACAGACTCGGTGGACCGGGAACGAAGAAGGCGCCGGGCTTAACCTACGGCATCAGCGGCGATGTGTGGTCCGCGCTGGCTGTGGCACTCACGTGGTGGGACAAGCACCATACCACACACCGCGAGCACGGACCGCTTTTCGAGGCGCACTTATGAGCGCATGGGACGCCACTCCTGAGGAACTCATCGCCGCCGGTTGGGGTTCGCACTCCCGATCGTCCATCCCGGACGACTGGAAGACAAGGCGTGGCCCCGACAACTCCACAATGAACTCTCGCCAGCCACGCAAGACGAAACAGCGGATGCCGTTCCATGTGCGGCGGAAGTTGTGGGAAACTGAGCAGCAGATGGCGCGTCTGGAGTCTGCGAAATGATCCGCTATGCCGCACTCTCGTCCTCCGGCAAGCGCTACAAGTCGGACTCCAGAGACGATGTGGACCGATGGTGCGCCGAGCGCGTCAAGGCCGGCGAAGAGTGCGAGGTATACGCACGCAAGACCGCCCATGGAGGAATCACGCGAGGCACTCCAGAGCGCGTCGGAATCTGGCTTCCGCCGATTGAGTCTGACCCGCGGACCGCTCTTGATTTGCTGGAGTCGGCGGGGAGATATGAAGCCGCTGGCGATTGACTCCAAGACCCATGGGTTTTGACCTACGGCCCACTGGATTTAGTACTACGCAATAAGCCCTACTATCACCCTCAAACGAGGGTATTTCCTCCCCCGAAAGACCGCGCAATACGCTGAATTTGTGATTGCTTTAACGGTCCAATAGCGCTAGTCTCCTAGTACTGGCGAACCTCCCGCGAGGTGGACCGGAAGCGCGGAATCGGGCCAGACTCCTGACCTGGCCCCCGCACCTCGTCAGGAGGAAATTTGCCGTTGATTCAGTCCGTTATTGGACGTACTATTGAATTAGCGCGGACTAGCTATCCGCGTTCTCGCGAGCCGGGCCGGTCTGCAACTTCGACCTGCCGGCCCACTCGCCTCTCAGTCGAAGGAGAGCCACAAATTGAGCATTAAGCCGATAGAAACCAATTGGCGCGGATATCGCTTCCGGAGCCGTTTAGAAGCCCGCTGGGCCGTCTTCTTCGACCACATGAGAATCGCCTTCGAGTACGAGCCGGAAGGGTTCGTTCTGCCGAGTGGCGAGCTCTATCTGCCGGATTTCTACCTGCCACAGATCAAGAAGTTTGCGGAGGTCAAACCGATAGCGTTCACGCGCGCAGAGCGCGGTAGATGCGAGGGGTTGGCCGTTGGCTTGGGGCGCGAGGTTCTACTGCTGTCCGGCGTGCCGGATTTTCGGCCATACGAAGGGGTCACTGGTTGCCGTGGCGACGACTGGCCGACCGTCTGCGAGTATTCGCTCGATGTTGAGACATACCGACCGTATTACCTCGATGAGAACCGACTGTTCTCATGTCCGGGGGATGAGGACTGCGCCGAGGATGCCGTGTCTCAGTGCTACCGAGATGCGGTATATGCGGCCCGCGGCGCGCGCTTTGACGGGGTGGAATAGTGAAGCGCAAAAACGATGGGATAGATGTCGAAGGCCGAGCGCCGGGGTTCTTTTTGTACCCTTCGGACCTTGAGAGGGAGCTGCGCCCACTGCCCGTTGGTGCTCAAGCGCTCTGGACTCGCATGCTCCTCCAAATGCATTTTGGAAAGAGAAGGGGCTATTTAGAACACTCCACAGGCGAACCATTCACCGCTGACGACATCGGGCGAATGGTCGGCATGCCTCTCTCCCAGGTAAACCGCTATCTTGCTGATATGGAACACAAATATGGCACCTTCAGCCGCGACGAAAAGGGCGTGATATTCAATCGCAGGATGGTCAAAGACACGGCTATTTCGGAAGCCAGGAAGACAGCAGGAAAGGCAGG